ACTGTGTCTATACTTTTTGGAAATGCATTTACAAATCTATATCTAAGAGTTCTTTTATAATTTTTTTCAAATTTATTAATATACATTGTATTACACTTGTATGAATCAGGATATCTCATTCTTCTATAATATGCACGATGATCTTGATTGACAAGATTATTTGCTCCACTAGAGATATATTCCATCCAACCCTCAAAAATTTTAAGTAATGTATAATCCTCGTCAATATAGAATGAATAGCTAATATCAGTATAAAATCTTGTATGTGCAAACTGTTGAGGAATACCCATGAAATTATCTTTAACTTCTGCTGTTGCTAGTGTTGATGTCGGTAATACTGCATCACTACATAAAATACCCAGTTGTCTTGAAAGAAAATTCTTTATATTTGTTACACCAGTATAATCAACAAGATAAGATTCAACTGCTGGTGTTAATGATGAAAAAGTCACCAAAAAATGATTGGTC